AGAAGTATTCACCCCTTGCTATTCGTAATCTTTTATCACTATATCGAATATAGAATAGATTAAATGATTCAGTTGTTCCTTGAGTAAAACACGGTTCGGAATACCAATCAGTGCCTTGTATTCTTGGATGTGGTTCAAACATCCATTGCTTATATAGTTTAAAGTAATCGTGTTTGAGCTCTGTAAAATCCCATTCTTTTTCTTTCCATAATCCTTGGACAAAATCACGATGATTTTTTAACATCAAATCATGTACAGACCATGCACCTACATATGGCTGAATATCCCATTTAAACATAGATACCATTACAAACCCTTCCTTGTCTCTTTGAGAATATCAATAGCAGCATTAGCGCTATCAGTTGTATGCTTTCTAAGTCTCCAATATGCCCAAGACTTTCTACAGTGCTCGGGATCAAAGAAGAAAAACAAGTCTATGATGCTGCATACATTAGCTTTATCATCAATGCGCCACTGATGATTACGTGCTGAGAATGTCATGTTACTTGGTCCACCTAATATTACGTTGAATAACACAGACATAGCTATGCATATTCTACTGAAATATTTAAAGAGGACGCTGTCGTTGTTCTTTATGATATAGCTCAATCGTCTCAAATAACTTCTCGGTCCAGTTATCACGATGTTCGACAAATGTTTGAGGGCTTTCATTATCTACGTCCATTATTATTACTAGGTTTGTGATTGGCATACCAGTTCGTTCTTCCCACATGATTGCATATGCTGCAGCCTGCATGAAGTAACTTGATATCCATTCTTTCTTTTTAATCTTCTTACTTGTTTTAAAATCTATAATGCTTGGTACACCATCATATTCGCCAACACAATCGACACGACCAGCCACGCCAAGATGCTTACTATATAGTGGAGACTCTTGTGCGAATATTTTACCGATACGATTTAAACTTGGTTTAAGATTGTTGAGACTTGCTGTAATATGTGGCAAGACATCTGGTAGTTCTTCATTATCTAAATACTTTTCAACGATGTCATGTACTGCTGTACCACGAGTAGATGCTCGATGAGAAACTCTATTTGCTTCTTCCTCGCCTACACGTGCACGCCATGCTGCAATGCTTGCTCGACTGAGTACACCAAGTACTGTTGTAATACTAGGAAACTTATGACCGTCTGGTGATAGATATTTTCTACCGTTTGCACCATTCTCTACTTCAAGATCTTCATAATCTAATTCTATTTTTTCATGTATAAACATTATATCTTTTCTGGTTTATTAATTACAAGAACAGTTCTTCGTCCTTGTGTAACTTCTGCTAGTCCGTGTAGTGTTTCACTATTCCAACGAGTACTATCACCTATTTCTTCGAGACGCAAAACAATTAACTTGTCTCGTATTCCTTCAATTGAATCACCTGCAATAACTGTTTCACCACCAACTAAATCATTTGATCTTTCTACTAATATAATCGTAGTCCACCATTTCTTATTATCTTCTTCTATCCAAGGGAGAAACTTCTCTTGATGTAGTCCACTCCATTCACCAGCTTCATATCGTTTAAACCAAAAATGAGCAATTGGAACATCATACGGATATGTGTTCTTCTCAAAATATTCATATAGTTCTTGATGTTTTTCTGGCCAACCATAATCGTTATCCCAGTTAGGCCAACACTGATGTGTAGGATTATCTTTGGGATATGGTCTAAACTCTATATTCTGAACAATATCTAAAAGCGGTGCAAGCTTAAATCTTAATTGTGTTATCACGCCCGCTACCTTTTTTAATCTCTCTCAAGTGGTCTTTCCAACCGTCATCTGTCTTACTCAATAAACTACCTACACCTGATACTATTTTAGGTGCAGTAACTTTTTGAATAAGATTTGGATCTTCATTTAAAAGATCTTGTAATTCAGTCCAAGAGCAAAATACATCTCGCTCTTTTTTAGTCTTAATATTTCGTAGCGTATAGCTAGGCATTACCCATTTCTCCGACAGTTTCTAAGAATGTTATCATTGCTATCTTCTCAAATTCCCATGCATCTTGTTCATGAGGTCTTATACCATAATCATAAGTTTTAGTATCTTCACCTTTATATATACTTTCTTTCAGATCTCCACATGCTATTTGTTCAACATGTTTTATCTCATGAAATAAAGTCATCAGTATATTATTTACGCCTTGGTGAGCATTGATCTCAATGATAATAGTATTATCGTCTTCTTCGCGTGTATCAATAGTGCCACCGCCTTCACCATTCTCATCGATGAAGTATATATCGACCAATATATCATCTTCAATCTCAACCATATTAAAGCCATGGTCGCAAGCTCTAATAAATAAACTTTCAGATATTACTACTGGTCTATCATGCACTACGTAATTCATTGAACCACTCCGGTACTGGGCGATCGGTCCATACCATTTTGAACCTCGCTTGCTTTGTTTGATAGAACGAACGATAAGACATAACAGGATCTTCTTGTATACATTCTGGAAATGCTTGCATCGCAACTGCAAAAGGCGTCTGAGCAGCAAGTGGAATATTCCAAGGTAAGTTTGCAAGAAGCCCACGTAGTAGTCTATCAGTAGAATGTATTTTACCATAGCGATACGTATACTCGTCGCATAGTGCAACAAAGTGCTGGTAATGCCATTGATAGTTTAGTGCTGACTTCATAGTCCATATAGTACATGGATGACCACGATGCACTGCTGCATATAATATATCTTCCATCTCAGGATTTTTAAGACACCAATACTTTTGACGTGTTTTACCAGACTTAGATGGTCTGATTTCTTCTACGCCGTCAAGCATACGATGTGCTGTAGATAGCATTTGAGCTGATTCTACAATCATTTTAACCACATGTTTATCGCACTGCAATTGGGCAGATACAACTGGGTCGTTGTCTAATACAAATATATTCATTACTTTACTCCTCAATCCTATTATAGCATGGCTTAAATAGAATGTACACCTTTATTTTCACCAGTTCCACATTTCTTCTTTTACCTCTTCTATGTGTTCATCTAGTATGTTTTTATCTTCTTTTGCTTCCATTGACTTTCTTTGCTTTCCATCCTTCATACATTTCCTCTCATACCTTTTGTAAAATCTTGATTTATACTTCATACGTTCTACTTGCGATATTGGTCTCTTCATACATTGTCCTTAAGTAAAAAAGGCTGCATTCACTAAAGTGATACAGCCCGTTAGAATTAAATTGAGTTGATGAACATTTTATTTTATTAAGCTAGGGAATGCCTCCTTGACTACTTTTTCTGTAATACCATTGCCTGGTTTTTTTCTGTTTACCATATTAATTACAACCTTTGCATCTTCGGGGTGAATCGATTCTAGTAGACCAATGTAAATCTTTTCGCGTTTAAAAGATGGCATATCTTCGCGGATACCGCCTTTTACGATATATTTAAAGTCTACATTTTTTCTAAGTAAATTTGTTGGAACACTCTCTGGCCTATTAGGCGTATATGGAGGTTCGCCATCTGGAATGAGAAATTCTACTTTTAAATCATATGTGGCTCTGAGTACATCTCTGAGAGCCCATGAATCATGATCTTTTAGTATTTTTATTTTCTCTGCTTTGCTTCTGGCTTTACCAGCCGCTTCTAGTATTTCATATATTAAAGGATTAGGGGGTAGTTTCATTAAATAAATTCCTGTACATTTTCAAGTAATAGTCTGCATTGTTTGGCAACCAAGTATGGAAAAACTTTACCTTTATTACCATATGGATCTTGGCTTTCGAACGTATTTATAATACCAGTTTTTACTGTGTCTGGACATTCTCGTAGATCTATCATCTTTTTGTTACGTAAGTAGTTACGATATATTTCGTCTCCTTGAGACTTTGGATCTTCGACTAGTTGTTCACGTAACTTCTTACGAAGTGGCGTTTGTCGTAGACCATCTGTGAATGTATTATCTGGCGATAGTACATTTGGCACACCATCTGATGTGTCACCTTGTAGAATGTGTTCCTGTAATGTAGTACGTGGATTCTTTTCTACAATGAATTTCTTACCCATAGGCGAGTACTGTTTGATATTTGGATAGCGTTGTAGCTGTGCAAAGTCTTTATCAGAAGATACAATCATAACTTCTTCATAC